AAAGAGGCCAGTAGGTAAGAAATAATACTTACTTATTAAAATAGAAAAAGGAGAGCAATTGCTCTCCTTTTTTGTTATGGTCGAAAAACATATCCGCTGCGTGTGGTCCAGATCTTAGGATCGTCGATTGCGTGCCATGATGCGGTGACTGATGCGATCTTTCCGGTCTTATCGTATTTCAGGACAGTAGTCACAGTAGTCGCAGCATAATTGTTTATTGAGATCAGGTTTCGATGGGTCTCAGAAGCGATCCAAGAGTCAACGATAAGCTTTGCTATCTTATCATATTCTTTTTTATCAATCATCACTTGTAACTCGCTATTCATGCCTCGGTGAGTCTCTTGATAGATGCACTCAGCAGTGGTCACCAATCCTACGTTCTTGCTGTGGGCGATCATCTCAGCGTCAGCATTTACTCTAGTGACTTCATAACTGTATTCTCGAGAGAGACTGTCCTCAAAGTGTTTGATTGGAGTCTTGCCCAGTGAGACTAGGTAAGAGTTGATTCGATGCCAAACTAGGGAATCTAACTTTGAAGATTCTACATATTGAACTTGAGAGAAAGACTCGAATGCTACTACTAATAAGATCAAGATGATTGCTAACTTTTTCATGGTGTTTAATTTATGTGGTTAAGTCTATTATACTAAAAAAGTTGCTAACTTTTAAAGATAAATAACAAAAAAGATTTTTAGTATGTCACACGTTTTAAATTTTAGAAATTGGTATAGAGTATACGAGTCTGATGAGACCGGTACAGGTTCGACTCCAGCTGATCTTGCAGCTCTTGATAAGATTCAATTTGTAGCTGAACAAAGCGCAAAAGCGTTCAATCGAATTGGAACAAATTCTGGAAAGGCTGAAACACTAACGACTATGGTAGGAACCACTACCGGTACCACAACACAAATGGGTCTACAGACTGGACAACCTTACAAGGTGATTAGCTTTAAGACTTCACTCGACCCTGCTGATAAATCTAAAAAGGTGAATACCATAAAAGCGATATTCTCTGCAGAAAACGGAGTATTAAGAGCGTTGGTTTATAAGAATGGTGTTCAGTATTTAGCCGGAGATGTTGTGTTAAAAGGTCATGGCTCATGGTCACAAATCATGTCTATTGGACCTGATAAAAATTATGAATTAGATGTGCAATCTGGAGCAGAACCTTCAAACGATGGTGACGCGGCTCAGATTGCAGCAGGGATCGCGACGATCATCTCACAAAAAGAACTTGGAGAGGCTGGCGGTAACGCTGCGGCAGCTTTCGGAGTTCCTAGAGGAGACGGCAACGTTAAGTATTCAAAGGATCATTCTCTCCTAAGTAATTTTCTTGCTACGGAAAGAGCTAAGGCAACTCCTACTCAAAAGCCTTAATTACTTTCCTTATAAAACTAAAAAAGCTCCTCAATTGAGGAGCTTTTCTTGTCTTTAGAGATATTATACAGGTCGAACTATCGTGAACTTAGTTAGGATGTCGACATACGTCTTATCGTCCATAAAGTCATAGTAGCTGTACAAAAACTCTTCGGTTTTCTCGTTAGTATCCAATACCATTTGTGCTGATATTGATGAGCGGTGAGACTCAACAGCAGTGTCGTATGTAGTCATCACGTATTTACCTGGAGATACTTCAGTATAGTCAATCTTTACCTCACTTACGAATTTTCCATCTCGGTAAAAGGTTGAAGTGCTGTCCTGTAAATCGATCACATATCGACAGTTAGTTGTTCTAGGAAAGTCTTCCCAATCAGGTTCATCAAGAACGCTTTGGAAGTCGGTCTGACCTATATCAATGTAAGACTGTGCTTCTTTAACATCGATTGTGATCGTTTGAGAGAAGGCTTTAGCGGCTAAAACCAATAGAACTAAAAGAATTACTAACTTTTTCATGGCGTTTAATTTATGTAGTTAAGTCTATTATACTATAAAAATCTCTCCTTTAAAAAGATAAATAATAAAAAATATTTTTAAAATATGGGAAATGTTTTAAATTTTAGTAATTGGCGTAAGCTTCATGAATCTGAAGAAGCTGAAATGGAGCGAGTTAAGGATTTTGATCACTTTGGTCAAATTGTAAAACCAGGAATGGCTGCAGCTGGATTCAAATACATTGATGAACCAAATGTGTCTGGATTTTCATCATATGGTAAGGGATACTTTTGTTATCCTGATCATAATACAGGAGTCAATCTTTTTCTTAACTCAAAGTTAACTGATCCTTGGAAATATGTTGTTTACTCAGATGGCAATAAAAACAAGAAGGAATTTGGATGGCCAAATGGAACAGATGCAGAAGTTAAAAAGGCCGCGACAGACGCTGTTGCGTATGCAGTTAAATTAAAAAAGCAATTTTTTCCTAAGGGATAAATTTTTAAATAAAGTATAAAAACCCCGCTGATAAAGTGGGGTTTTTTATTTTTAGAATATCTGATTAGATTATGTCAAGACATTTTCGGTTTTTTCTTTTAAAGTAAGATAAATAATAAAAAAATTAAGTAACAATGGCAAATCCAGTTATGAACTACAACCAGTTTATGGCAGCATTCAAAAAGGCTGAAAGCGGGTACCGTGGAAAAGCAAACGTTTCTGCAAACGATAAGAATGGATCTATGAAGATCAACCAAGGATTGATTGAAGGACCAGTTAAAGGTAAAGGAACTCCACACATCGATAAGTACACTAAGCAGTACATGACTACGGCTAAGAACAAGAACATCGTAGGCGGAGGAAAACGTAAATAATCTAAACCGATGAAGAGAGCAATCACAAGCTTTCAAAGATATGCTCTATTAGAAAAGAAGGGCGATCTAAAGAAGTTAGTAGGTAAGGACGAGGACGAGGAACTCACAGTTAATGACGCCAAGAAGATTGGAGTAAAGGTCGCTAACATGGAGGGCGAAGAAAAAAAGAAGTTTGTTGGAATCATCAACTTCTTAGGCGCCTCATGTAATATCTATAATGAGCTTTGGAAAAACTATAAACGAGTCAGAGATCGCAAGTAATGGATAGCATATTTGAGGCAGAATCAGACGAAATCAGACTTAGGGACGGAGGATTCATCTTCCAGGCAATCCTAAGCTATGACCTTTTGTGGGCAATAGTTGACGGAGAAACCGTCTTTGACCAGAAGGATGTTTCGGCTAGGCTACATCAAGTGGACGCCTTTCCTGACATGAAATTTCAAGAAGGCTATGCTACCCTGACCTATGTTATCCTAAGCGAGGTAAATCTCCTAAAGAGAAAGATTGACTTGGCAAACGAGGAGATCAAGAAAAGGATCAATCCTGATTATGCTGCGGCTTTCGAAGCAGTGATTGCAGGAGAACCTTTGCCTCCGGAGACTGAACCTGAAAAAACCGAAGAACCCGAAGAACCTAAGAATCCTGAAGTACCAGGTTTGCCTGAACCTCAAAAAGGATTGGGTAAAGGACAAGAAGGATTGGATGCCGGTCAAGGTCAATTGGATCAAGGTCAGCCTCAATTAGACAAGGGCCAAGACCAACTAAATCCTGGACAAAAAGGATTACCTAAACCTATAGGAGAATCCGCAAGAACAACTTACCTGACTGCAGCCCAAAGAAAGGAATTAAATGATCGATACTTTAGTGGAACTAGATTCAGCGTGAGGTTCACCACAAATCGAACTGTCTTACGTGAGGTCTCGACTAGCGGTATAGATTCAGGTAATCCTAGAGTGACTCTTAAGCTTTCTACTGGAATGGTGACAACCTTGGATGGAGCTGAGATAAACAGCTGGGAGGGCTTCAGTGTGGCTGTGTCTGGCGGACTCACTAACAACTTTATCATTGACGAAAAGAGTGAGCCACCGATCTCTAAGATCATCGTGTACGATCCGATTGAGAACGTGAATGAGCAGATATTCAAGACTATTCTACCTTCCTTATCATTGGAATTCAAAGGAGACGCCGTGCAGATCGACACTTATTCAAATCGTTCGTCTCAGGTGGCAATCAAGTCAACCATCAACTTTGATTCTCTATTTGAGCCTGATCTAAATAAGACGACTCCAGTAGAAGAACCAGAAGAGGGAGAAGAGCTAGAGACTAAACAGGAAGAAGAGGATGCTGATGAGAATCCGCCTTCTCCGCGAATAAATAACTAAAATAATCATTACGAAATGGCAGGTTTACCGTATTGGACCAATTCAGTAGCAGCAGTTAACTACTACGAACCCATATATCAGAACCAATTTGAGGTGGTAATAACTCCGCCGGCAGTGATCGGAGGGCCGAATGTTGCTCTTTTAGTAGAACACGTGACCAAGATCACAGGTTTGCCTGAGATCCAGTCATCAGGTACAGTGGTTGAACAAAAGTATAAGTTCGCTAGTAGAAGCTACGCTGGAGCAGTTCCTGACAAGACGACTGCTGATCTAGTGATAGACTTCACAGTCAACTTGAACGAGGAGAACGACGCATACGTTTACAACATCCTTAGAGCATGGAACGATATCATGTACAACCCTCAAACGGGTTCACAAGGACTCAAGAGAGAGTATGTTGGTGAGATCGCATGTGTGGTATTCAACAAACGAGGAGACATCTTTAGAGAATGGAAGTTTCCATCCGTGTTTCCGACGACTAAGCTGAGTGAGCTTTCTCTAGATTATGCTGGAGGAACCACTCTTTTTGGAGTTAGTGCAACATATCGAGCTGACTACTGGCGAGAAACTAGAATCGGCGAGATTATCGTATAAAAAATTAAGATTGAGGATGGAAATGTTCAACGCTCATCGTAGAGACATCATGGATTTTGATAACTACATGGATCTAAAGAAACCTGGATTCGGAGGTCCTTCTTCTGCGATCGCCCTAAGGGACGAAAGAGGAAGAAAGATCAACAAGAATCCTAAATTAGCAGATTATCAACGAACTGTTGAAAGGGATCCTGCATTCTCTAACCAGGTGTACAATCCTACTTACAAGGCAATGACTCACGATTTGGTCTACAAGCAGGAGAACAAGAAACCATTTAAGTATACAGACCCATACAGGACAGCTGTTCCTGTGATCGAATACGATCCAACTAGTGAGGGTAAATCATATGAATCATTCAAAAGATTCGTCAACGAGGAAAAGTCTCTATCTGAGATTGAGGACGAATTAAGATCTTACGAGGCTGGCGCAAACCCAGGTGAAGAGGGAGAAGAGGACGCGGAGATGAAAGCCATGCTTGCCGAGCTTCCTACTGAGTTTGGGCAGCCTAGTAAAGAAGACCTTAAATGGTTAAAGAACATTCAAGCCGGTGCAAATCCTAGCGATGACTATTTTGGGTATGGAATGAATCCAAGCGAAGAACCGGCCATGATGGATGCAGGAATGTATCCCGAAGAGAGTTATTCTGAAGATGAATACGATGAAGAAGAGGATTCTGAAGAACCTAATTGGGATGAGTTTGAAGCTGGATTTTTTCCAGAAAGCTGGAAGGACAAAGTAGAAGACGTTGTTGACTACTTAGGAGACGAGTGGGGAGACGATTGATCTCCATTTATTATCTTGACTGACTCTCCAAGGTCTTCAATTCCTAACTCTTCTGAATTCACTAAGAAGTAAGAAAACTTAAAATCTGAGTACTCATCCTCAATAAAATCTATTGTGTTTAGGATGGTAGCAGCGGATAAGTTTGAATTCAAGTAAACTATCTTTGTGTACTTATCATTCTTTAGCGTGATTGCCTTGTCTAGCAGCTTTTTTATCTCATAATTTAAGAGAAATGACTGTACTTTGTTTGGGACTATGAATTTTGTGCTAAATTTATCTTTGATCAACTTGCTCACATTTAGAACGTAGTTATCCTTTTCTTTCTGTCCAAAGTTCTGAATGAAGCTCTTATAGTCTTTAACAAATATTATGTCCATGTTTCTCTTTTCCATTACACTGAAAGTTGAACGACATCTATTCCTGCCTCTCTTAATATCTTTACTCCTGAAAGGTCCCGGTATTCCTCTCGATAGATCACTCGCTTGATTCCAGACTGGACTATCATCTTTGAACACTCTTTACAAGGAGAGTAGGTAACATATAAGGTCGCACCTTCCGTGCTTTGAGTAGAGCGAGCAACCTTTAGCATGGCATTCGCCTCAGCGTGTAGAACATACCAATGAGTGTTGCCGTCTGCGTCTTCACAGTCATTTGGAAACCCCTTAGGAGTTCCATTAAATCCGTCTGAGATTATCGTACCGTCCTTAACGATTAGTGCGCCTACCTTTTTTCGCTTACAGCAAGAGAGTGATGCCCACTCAGAGGCCATGCGAAGGTATGTCACGTGGTATTTTAGGTCCTTTGTTGTCATCTTTTTTTTCTTCTTGTTGTTTAAAAATGTCTTTGCCTGGAAAGAGTAGATTCGCGAGTATCACCATCGCATACCATTGAAAGAAAGAGAACTCCATTCCAAACTTTTTGTCCAGTCCCGACCAATCATAGGTTAGGTTACATATTAAGGCGATTAAAGATAGCGTAGCTATCGTGATCAGTATTCTTTTAATGTGATTCTTCATGAGTTCAAATTAGTTAGGATCCAATCAAATAGGTCATCGCCGGTTGCTGCAACGATCCTGTCCTGTACATCAAACAGGTAACTGAATGCTGATGTCGGAGCGCCATCTGTTTTAATTAAGTTACACTCAACTTTTGGAATTGAGTCCGGCTCAAACTTATGCTTGATCATTCGCTCAACAAGATCAAAGTGTCTCTCGTAAACGTGGAATGAGTTCGCGATGTGAGTGTATATGCCTAACTCTAAATTAGTATATCCACCTTCGTGTCTTAGATGTTTTAACATCTGACTCTGCAGAGTCGCAAAGAAAGCAACATCAGTCGGAAGACCTAAGATCACGTCATTGCTGCGCATGTGAACGGTAAAGTTTAGCTTATTGTTCCTAATCTGAAAGATCCCATATACTGTGCAAACAAAATCCTTATTACCGTATCTCTGATGGATAGGCAAGTTAAAGTGCAGGATCGCTTGTCGTGAATCCTTGTCCTTAACTAATGATTCTAATGCCCATTGATATTGAGTTAACCCATGCTCATTCTTGTTAGTAAAGAGAAGGTTTCCATACGATGAGTTTACAGTATCATCATCGTTTTTGATCGATTCCCAAAACTTGGCAAACTTTGAGATGTACTCAACATCATTTCTGCCCATAAAATACCATAGGAGCTCGGCAGCGATGTATTTAGATTGGGAAGACCTTTCTGGATTTGTGTATAGACAAGAGAGAGGATCCTCAATTACTAGAGCAACGTCACAGTTCTCCTTGATCTTCATGTCTCTAGGTTGAGTAGTATACTCAGGATGCTTGATTAGATCGTAAAGAGCTTCCTCATATACTTCTGCAAATCCTCTTGATTGATAGATTATCATGTTATCTTAGTATTTTAATTTCGCTTTCAGTCTCAATAATTACTCTAGCTCCACAACTAAGTAAAGCTTTTGCATCACACCCATGACCACCATAGACTATTTTACTAGGTCCCATGATCTCCACTTCATTGCAGTAGGTGTTCTTCTTTCCCTGCTTTATAGTCACAACAGGAAGATCAGTACCGCTGGTCTTATTAGATCTAATATGATGTTGATTGATGTGAATCTTTGTCTTCATGCTATATATTATATTCAGTGATCGTAAAAAAGTTTCACGATTTGAATAAATATACAAAGATTCGATTAGATTTTAATTATTTCCATCTCAGAAAAATGATCTACTTGATTCACCATGATTTTATAATCAAAGAACTCTTCAGGTAAAGCTTCATGCGACACAACAAAAATGGTCATGTTGTATTTTATCGCGTATTCTTTAAGGATCTCGATCGCTTTATACACATTGATCTTGTCTAAAGAACTAAAGATTTCATCTAAAAACATCACGTTCATGTGATTGTGTTTCATTTTGATGATCTCAATAAAAGCGAGTAGGATGATTAGATTCATCTTTTTTCGCTGACCGCTAGAGAGGCTGTCTGGTGAGACCTGCATTCCTAAATAGGTGATGACCGGATCAAACTCATTATTGAACTCAAATTGAAACTTAAATTCTAATTTTTCTGAAATCTCAAGTATCCTACTATTTAGGGTAGGGATGATCTTGTCGATCATTGATTTCTTTATTCCGGAATCAGAGAGGAGATCGTCTAGCCTAAGATAAAGATTACGAGATTCAGTCAAAGAGTAAGAGGAGTTCTGATCAGTCTTCATTTGAGTCTCTAGATCAGTTATGATCTTGGTGATTGAAGACACTTCTTCCGGATTGTCTGTCTCCTGAGCAGCCTCGAGTGAGTTCTCCAATCCGCTCAGTTCAGCCTTTCGATTGAAGTAGTCTGAATCGATATCGCCTTTATCAAAAAGAAGAGAAGTCGCAAGCTCATCTAGATCTTCCACCTTCTTCTGAGCATCAGGAAGACTCTTTTTTAGAGCGTCTAATTTCTGTTCAATCTTTTCTTTTATCTCAACTGAGGAGTCAGAGTGAAGGTCATTTAGACAATGAGGGCACCTATTCTTTGAGTAGAGATTTAACTTAGAGGAAAGATCAGAAATAGAAGATTTCATCTTATCTCTGTCCTGTTTTGCACTGGTAAGCAGAGCAGCATTGTCTTTTATCTTGGTTTGGTGATCGTTCTTTTTTTGTAGTGCAGAGTCTACCTCTTTCTTTTTTGATTTAATCTCTGCTTGAAGCTTCTCAGTGAGTTCTTCTTTCTTTTTAGCAAGCCTATTCTTTAGGGAATCCAGCTGGTCCCGATAATTAGAAAGATTTGATTCGTTTCGTGAAGTCGCAAGTTCAAGAAGGTCAAGCTCTGACTTGTTTTCCCTAAGCTTGTCCTTGACCTTAGCTCGCATATCGCTTAGGATGTCTATCCCAAATATTCGGTCTATGATCTTTCTCTTATCGTCCTTGCTTAAGTTAGCAAAGGACTTAAAGTCATCAAAGGAAAGAGAGATTGTATTACAAAAGACTGTAAATGGGATCTTTACTAGTTCTTCCTCAATGAATTCATCGACCTTTCTCTTGTCTGGAAGATTGAAGTGAGCACCGTTTATCTTGATGTCACTAAAATTTGGATCGATTCCTCTGTCTATTTCGATAGATTCTCCTGAATTAGTGACGAATTTTACGTTAGTGTAAGCGTTTCGATTTATCCAGTTTGGAATATCCTTCATCTTTCGAATAGCTGATCTGCCGTATATTGAAACGGTCAGAGCTTCTTTGATAGAAGACTTTCCAGCACCGTTTTCTCCCTCCACTAGAATGAGGCGAGGACCGTCATCAAACTTAAAAGTCTGAAGCTTGTTTCCATAGGATATGATGTTCTTATAAGAAAATTCCTGTAACCTCATTAATCGTATTGTTTAGTGTTTTTTAAAGAATCATAGATCTCCTTGAATGTGGAGCTTATCAGAGATGCCTGACTGTCAGGTAGGTTCATTTCACGAAGATTCTCATCTAGTATTGTAAAGATGTTATACTCATAGCTTGAATCTATCTCAACCTCACTGTTCTTTTTAAGCTGTTCTCTAGAATAGGAGAAAAATTCAGCTCGACGATGCCCAAGATCCTTGATCATCTCAGTAAACTGAGACATTGGAAATCTTTGAGAAAAAGAGGACTCGATAGTAAGATCCACAAAGTTGTTCTTAAATAGTTCAGCGATCTCTTCCAAGTTTAAGTTTAGAAGATCATACACGTCGTGTTTTACGTGTCTAGGGGATACTGTATTCTCAATGAACTTTTCAGAAACCTCTTTTCCGCTAACGTCTAGTACGTAGAAGCCTTTAGTGTTTCCTCGATCTCCCCTGTCCATCTCGTATGGAGTGCCGACATAGAGCACGTTACCCTTCTCTTGTCGAATGTGGATGTGACCTGAATAAATTCTCTTGAATGGACTCAAGTCCTTTCCCTCTAGGCCGTGTTCAAGCTTTTGAAAGGAATTCAAGCTAAATCCCTTGATGTCAGCATGACAAAAAACAAAGTCTGCTGGTCTAGATGAAACCTTTTTCTTGAGATCTTCCAAGTTTTCCACCCAAGGCATCATTAAGAATCGATGGGAGTTTATCGTCAGTGTCTCAGGCTCTTCGAATACGTGAAAGTTTTCATAAATCTTATCAAATCCCTCTAGTGAGTGAGTATCAGTTCGATCTTTATAATACACATCATGATTTCCCAAGATCACAAAAACGCCTCTCTTGAACTTGGAGGTCAACTTTTCAGCAATCTTCAAGGAAAGCTTATAGATTCTAGTATTAGTAGATTCTCTGACGTGATTCCAATCCCCTACCTGTACGAGTATGTCCTGTTCAGGATCAAATCCTTCTTCATCTACTTTCTTTAAGAAAAAGTCCAGAAGAAAATCGCTTTGTATTTCCGACCACTCTAACGAGTTATTTCTTACGCCTAGGTGAAGATCACCCAAGACAAATATTTTGCGAACTCCTTTTAATGTCATGCTTGTATAGATAACTGATCAATATCAATTACTCTAGAAAGGCTCTCAAGTTTCTTAACAAATGTTGCCAAAGCAGAAGCTGAAGAGAAAGTGTAGTTAGTGGCCGATCCTGAACCAGCATCATAGAAAGTCAAAACTGCGGGTGCAGTCTCCTCAAAAGTATAGTACTGGTCAAGATTAAGATATGAAGTTCCACCAGTGTGAGTAAATTTTATCCAAGTCATTAGTGTATCTTTTTTTTGTTCATCTTTCCGTCTAGGAATCGGTATTTCTTATTTAGTTCAATTATTAGGATTTCTTGAGTGTCTGTTTCCAAGGCATCAAATATCTTTTTATATTCCATTGAAGAGATTGATGAGATTGCTTCCAATATGTAAATTGGACTGTAGAAACTTATTCCATGTGCAGCCAAATCCAAGTTTTCATGAACTGTATTGAAGATGAGATTGATGTCCTCTTTTGAGAGTTTCACCTTCGGCAAGTTCTTGTCCTTAGAAAGGGCAGAGGTATAGGTTAATAATATCTCGTCCGTTTGAAATAGATCAAAGATCGCATCAAGTATGAACTTTGATTCTAGCTGCTCTTCATAATCATAAAGGTCCTTTAAGTAGTTATCTGAGTAGTCCGATGCGACTGATATCTTTTTTGAAAACTCATATTCATCAGAATCCTTTAGTTTATCGCCGTTATAATAGCTATTGTTAAATATTTTATCTTCGCGAATCTCAAAACTCTGGGTCTCTTCGTTTTCAAATTCTTCTGTAAAATCGTCTATCGTCATTCATGTTCGATTATTTTTAGATTGAATTGAATAGGGAGTCATAGTCATCATCCGATGGGGTATTGACTGGTGACGTTGAGTTTGTATTCAATTCAGAATATTCATTTCTTAATTCATCAGCAAGTCGACTAACTTCTTCGTCGTCGCTGTAGAATTCACTATTTACTCCATTCTCTTCAGAAAGCCTAAAGTAATCTTTGTGCATCGTATAGAACTTATAGCTTTCTTCATAGCCGTTATCTCTATTCGCTATTACTTTGATCTTCATCCTGCTCTCAAGAGGGCTTCGCATTAGACCAAATAGGGCGTCCACTGTGTGGATCAATCCAAAGGACTCTGCGACTGAATCCATGCCTAAGTCAAAGTTATCAATGTCCTCTCTACGAATTTGAGTGGCACTGATTATACACCATTCGTTTCTCATCGCGACTCCTCTAAGTTCCTCGGAGATTGCTTTGATCTTTTCATAGAGACCATTCTGATTGTTGATGGGTTTAAGTAGATTCAAGTAATCGACCACTATGACCTTAAATTTCTTATTTAGTTTTTGTTCAAGTCTAATAAAGTAATTCTCAATGTCAATAGCAGTCGCTCCTCCAGTAGGAAATTCCTTTACTATCAGTTCACCAACATGTCTACCAGAAAGACGAAGTTCTTCGATCTTTTGTTGAATTAAGACGGCCGCTTGAGAGTCAGTCACCTTTGCATAATCCTCAGATTTGATACTTAGGATGTTTGAGCCGATTCTTTTCATGTAGGCACGGTCAGCTAATTCCACTGTCACCAAGCCAGTAACATTGCCTGAAAGAAAGGATCGTGCTGCGATGTTTCCTAATACCATTGACTTACCAACCTTTGGTCTTCCCTGGAAAACGACTAGCGACTTTGAATTCCAGCCACCACCTTGCACCTTGTCTAGAAAAGGAAAACCGGTAGGGCTTCCTTCTTTTGAGATTTGAATGTGAGAGTCTGGATTAAAGAAGTTTAGGCCAGTATCTGCACTAGAAAAGTTTAGCGCTAGCTTGTTTGAAATATCATTCCTAACTTTTTCTGATACTTTATCGATGTTTTTAGGATCGATCACAGTCGTCTTTAAATAAGTAAATAGATCCTGAACAGTAAGATTTAGATTCCTCAGAAGAATAAAGGCTCTGACGTAACTATATAGATAGTCATAATTGTATTCTTTTAGGTTGAATGAGTACAGGTTTTCAAACTCATCCTCTGTTAGGTTCACATGGATCAAGTCTAAATAGCTTCTTAGTTCTTTTCGATTTGGAATCTTTTCATATTCCCTAAAAAACTTTAACGCTGCTTTGAATGATTCTAACCGATCGTCATCATTAAAATAGTTTGGCTTGATCATTGTGATCAGTTCCTCTCTTCTTAGAGAATCATGGTTAGATGGACGAAGCTCACTTGAATCGTTATTGGGATTCAGGACAAAGTTCCAAACCATTAGCTCTAAAGAGTCGATATTTTCGGTAAAATCAATCATTTATGATGTAAAAATGTGTTATGCTTTTTTTAGTAAAGAACATGAAATCTCCCTGAGGTCTAATATACTCGTCAGAAATAAGTTCCTTTAATGATTTAACTAGAGTTAACTTAAAGGTTTCATCTTTTATCCTATCTCCAAAAACATATTTTAGAGATTTAGACGAGAACTTCATTGATTCTATATCAAGAGTCTTTCCTTTGGATTCATGGACCCTAATTAAGTATTGTGAGATCTCAAAAAGAATGGAAAACTTATCACTTAGTCCTTCCTCATTATGAAGCCCTAAATAGTACTTTATAGGAAGATTAGAGCGAGTCCTCATCGTCGGTCAAATTTCCAAGTTCATCATTCTCTAAAAGATCTATTTCGTCTTGAGATTCAGGAAACTTAAAAGTTGGCTTGATTACTTTTTCATCTAATTCCTGTAAGACCTCTTGAGTAAAGAGACGAGCTGAAAAGAAATCTTTTACTGGTACTAAGTCACCATTGTGTCGAATCACATAGTTCTTTCCTAGCTTCTTAGGAAGAAAATAAAACTTTTCTCCATCGACGTCGAACTCTGAACAGAGAGACTGCTCATCAGGTTTAAGTTTTGAGAACTCCTTTTCAGTAAGTTTATTTCCTCTACCTACTCCACAGTTTTCCCAACTCACGAATTGCTCAAGGCCGACAAATTGATTCATTCCCTTATGAAAGGAGATGTGAAACTCGATATCGATAGGCTTAGCTAATCGATTCTTTCTAGTCTTGGATCTAACAATGATTCCAGTAGTAGTCTTGGTCTCATCACGCAAAGTTCCTTTACTTAACATCAAGATGATTGAGGCTGAAAACTCAGGACCGCCTCCTCCAGACATTCCTTTAGGAGTATACTGATCCATTGAGGCATACGTATGATTGGTAAACAGGAATGGAACTTTCAAGTTTGAAAGATCTAGGGTAAATGACTTAAACATCGCACGAAGCTCCTTAGATCTTAGTCCCATGTCTGCTGCATTTTTACCAGCGTCCATGTCTCTCTTGCTTTTATCAGTATCAAGCATTCCAACTGAATCAACAAAGATTGCTGCTTTAAGTCCAGGGTTCTCCTTCATCGTATCAATAAAGTCATTGATAAAGAACTTGACGTCGCTGATTAGACCCATACGAAGATACTTTAATTTCTCTAGGTCTACTCCAAACTTGATGTAGTCTGATCTGTCGATTGCTCCCTCAGTATCTATATAAAAGACGAAATAATCTTTCTTTTGAAGCTCTCGTACAGCGTTTAGACACAAGAAAGTCTTTCCTGCGCCAGAATCACCAGCAATGCCTATGCTACGTGTGTTTGGATAACCGCCAAATACTGAACCTGAGATTTGAGCATTTAGTAAATAGTTTCCAGTAGGAATGTACTCATCGATGTCCGAAAATCCCATTAAGGAAACTTTCGATTTTACTTTCTTTTCAAGGAGGTCATTGAATTTGTTGAACGCTGAGATAGCGTCATTCACTTTTGCCATGTTTATCTATTTTTTTATCTTTTACTTAAAAAAGGATAAAAGTTCTACTCAGAAAGGTAAGAAATGAGTAAAATCGCACAGGACAAAGTTAAAGAATCACAGATCTCTCCATTAATGACTCTGCTAAATCGTACCTTATCGATAGAGTGAAGCTTATCAGTTGGATCCGATAGCTTAGGAGTAAATCCAGTAGGATCTTCTGAATAATTAGTCACATTTACTGCGTAACACTTATAATTCTTAGTAAATGGGATAGTGTGTCTAACTTGGCCTAAATAATATAAGTCATTGACTTCAACGTCATCTAATCCTAACTCACGGTCAATACAGCTGATCAAAGAATCATGATAGGTCTCAAAATCATCAGGCTCCAGGCTAGTTGTGATACACCGGTGGTTCTGTCCATCTAGGACATAGTCATGGTATTTAGCAAGATACACATTCTTGATCTTACCGTCTTCATTAACGTCAAAAGGAAGCAAACATATTGCTTCCTTTGAACAAGAAATTCTTTTGAATTTTCCCTTATCTCCGGTAAAGTTTAAAACCTTATAGGTTCCGTCAGAGTATTCTTCAGTCTGGTTAAAAGCATCAAGTTTCATGGATCTCGTTCACTGTTATAGTAGGTCCAGTGCGTTCTCTTTTAGTCTGTCCAGGAGGAACTACTATAGAAGAAACGGCTTCCTTCACTACAGTTTTATTTATCTCACGAAAAACGTACTCAGAAAGTTCTTCTAAAAACTTCTCCTTGTCTTCAGCGTTAGTGTACATAAGCTTTAATAGCTTCTTGTCTGGAAGCTTTACTAGAAGGCTTAGACTGATCTGACTGTTTTCTGAACTAAACATGTCAAACATATTGGCTTTAGGGCCTGCATGAGAGACTGGCTGATTCGCAGGCTGAGCTCCCATGTGTGGAGAAGTCTGTTGTGATGCAGGTTGTGCGGCAGAATGTCTTTGTTGGGCAGGAGAAGTAGTGGGTCGACGTGGACCTGAAATCGCCTCGACTTCCGCTTTAGTTAAAGGATGCATGTCACCGCTAATCATTAAAAGATTAGAGTTTAATTGAGCGGTGTCCACTGATGACCCATCATCAAATTGAGCAAAAAAGCGATCTCCTCTAGGCTCAATATTTCTACAAGTCACGACCTTACCTAAAAGTTCAGGTCTATTTGTTTTGATCCACTGGAATTTCTGACCAGTGAAGTTCTCCATAAGAGAAATCAACTTATCCTCATTCATCTTCTTCTTATTTTTTTTAGTCAAAAAGCTCGTCCATTGTAGTAGCGGACTTTCTTTTTTCAATTTCTGCCATAAACGCTTCATCTAGTGGGCCATTATTTGGTTCAATACTGTCTGGTTGAACTAGTCCTATAGTTGGGAAACTATTCATAGGCATGGGTTCAACATTTGGATTCCAAAGAGCTTGATAAGTATCACCACTTGAGGGTTTGATATCTGATATCTTCTTTCTGATCTCCTTGATTTGAGGAGCAGTTGGTTTGTTTTTACATGCATCGAGGAATCCCTCAAGCCAATTGATAAAATTTTCTGGTGTGTTCATATTTATTGTTTAAAGATTTTTTCTTTGATTTGTTTTTTAAGAGCCTCAATATCAAGATCAGAAGACTCTCCAGGATTGAGAACTTTAAGATTTAATTCAGTTATGTCTGATGCTCGATATGCGATGACGTGGTAATCAGTGAGCCTACGTTCAAGAGGTATGATTACTGCAGATATTTCATCTAGCTCTACTTGTACTGGAAATGCAACTACTAGTATAGGTTTTGCCATTTTATGAGTTTTTAAGTTTTTTGATCTCCCCTTGTGTCTTGATTCTTTCATCATAGAGTCGAGTCAGTATTGTTCGAGCAACAGAGTCTGATTTGCTTGAAAACATGGTATCGTTTTTAGTATGGATCTCGGTTCCATCCTTCTTTACTTTATCAATCTTGCCTAAATAAGTGTCTGGTGAGATATTGAATTGAATCTGAATGTTTGGATACATTGAAGAGAAGTCATAACATGCGATCGCGTTATAGTAACCTGGAATAGGATCCTTAACGTATGCACCAGCATAGGTCGCATCGAGTACCTCTTCTCCCCAAGGGAGCTTCATCATTTTAAGATTCTTATTTAGAAATTCACGACACATTAGAAGCTCTGCAATGTGTACTGGACTAAATACTTTATTCACATCGACTTGGGCAACGTTAGACATCTCAAAGGCAACATCTAGGATTGAAAGCTTATCTTCAATTAGTTTTACTAGGATGACGTCAATCACGTTATACATAGTAAAGAGATAAGTATCTTTTTGAAACTCTATGAATGATGAGTAATCGTGCTTCAATTTGGCGGTACCTAGGACGAGTTCTGCAATATAGTCTAACTTGTAATTCTCAACGACTTTATAAGGCTTGAGCTTTTCAAAGACTTGCATGTAATCGAGAACTCCTAGGTGAGTTGGTATCTTTACCTTTGAGAAAGTAGATTTAGTCGGCATGGTTGCCATTGCATCGACTTTGATGTTTTTGGCTCGATTCATGAGATACTTCCAGTCAAATTCAGTCACATTCCATCCAGTAACAAATGAGAAATGCGGCATGATTCGATGAAAATAGAATTCCATTAACTCTTCCTCAGTCTTGAAGAACTTGTATTTGATCTTAAAATCTTGCTCAAATAGTGCACGGTCGGCTTCTCTAAGAGGAACGGTCTTTCTAAAGTAATCGTTCACGTCCTTTTCCATCTGAGTTATCTGATCTTGAGTCAAACCGTCAGGCTGATCTTCAGAGTTAAGAATAGAAAGAATGTAGGTGACGTTATCCTCATTACAAAAGGAGATAAGACCTACTGGCATTCGAGCTTTATCTGGTTCTGGAAAGCTATCGTCTATTAGCTTGATCTCGATATCGAGGTAAGTCTTTTTAGGAAAGTTATCTTGGTTATAGACTGCTGCGATCTCCTCGGCTGTGAGTTTTTCACGAATTAGTTCTTGGATCCTAAATTGATTGATGTATTGGCCGGCGCTCATTCCACGTTTGACGAACTTCCCATCCCAATTGCGAGTAGCAGTTGGATTAGAAGATTCGACCCAGTTATAGAGCTCATGGTCAGCTAACCTCTTCTTCATGAAAGCGGTTTTACCGTTCTCATCATAATAAGAGACTAGAAAAGTTCCATCATTCAATACTTCAGATCCTACTATCATACTTTTGGTTTAAATAATTCGTTTACGTGTCCACACTTAGCGCAAGCGATGACTGGAATTGGGACGATTGAGTCCTGATCGGAGCCAGTCATGAATTTAGAAACCTTTTTGATCATCATCTTTTCTTCAAAAAGCTTTCCTTGACACTCTTCACACTCCATGTATGGAGCATCAGCTAAGTTAATGTTTAATTGAGGTTGTCCACCTCCGCCTGGGATTGTATCCATTGTATTGGGGTTATTTTACTAAATTTATGGTAACTATTAAAATTAATAGCCTCTAGATTGACGATCTCTGTTCTCCTTATTCTTAGACATGTACATGTTGTACATCTCCTGAGGAGTCATTCCGATTGAGATTGCGTAATTCATAAAAAAATGAAGCATGTCAATGATTTCAAATTTTGCTTCAAGCTGATCAGTCTCGGAAAGATCTGAGAATTTCATGAAACTGTACTTTTCAAAGTCCTTCTTCCAATATTTCCAAATGGCGTTTCCGCTTCCGTCTTTGATTCCTCCCAATGCATCAGTCGCTTCATGAATCTCATCGACCATTGCGTGAGTATTTGCGTGCCAAAATGACATGATCTCTCGAAGAGTCATGCCCTCAAAATCCCATCCATAAACGTTGTTTTGAGTGTCCTTTTGGAGAGCCATGATGTCGCCTAAAGTATCGGTGCTTTTTGAGTAAAGATCTTCAATCTCTAAGTCAGCACAAGTGTTGTCTACGTTTGCCATTATACACAGTATTTGTTATATTATACTAGAAACGGGCCAGAGGATCTTAATTTTTCAAATTTTTTGGATTTGTTGCTATAAATTTAGATAAATAAACTAAAAATATCTACACAGAAATGGCTGAACCAAGGATAAACCTGAACAATTACAAGTCAAGCGGTGTTTACACGGTTGAGATAGACGCGAGCGAGAACATCGTCTTGCCTCTTACGACCGGCCGACTTGTTGTCGGATCTAGCCGAGTAGGACCCTACAATACTGTTGTGTTAATTAACGACGTTAGAACCCTAAAAGCAGTATTTGGAGAGATCGATCCAAAACTAGAAAAAGCAGGAAGTTACTTCCATAGAACGATTGAAGTCGCTCTTAGAGAAGGACCTGTTTTTGCTCTAAACGTTATGCCTTTAGACATTGAGGAAGATCCTGCGTTAAACTTGGACCTAGCGTATTACACTACGTTCAATACTGAAGCTTCTTCAAATAACTCGGATGCTGTACCTGATGCATGGCCAGCGGTTAACTTCTTTAATCGTCAAAGATTATGGTTTGCATCTGCTGATGAGTTAAACAAGTCAAAGAATATTTCCTTAGGTGATGATTACATCACTAACCCTGGAGGATTTGGAATAACTTCAATTGATGCGAATAAAATTCTTTCCTTTGCTAACTTAGGATACAATAATGCTACGATTTGGGTAAGAAAAGCAGCTATTACAGGATATGACGTAACTGCAAAAGAATGGTATTCAAATGTTGCTGGCGCAGGAACAGAATTTCCTGAATTTGTTCACCCTGATGATTTTATCGCTGATTATTTCGTTGAAGTAATCATGATTAGCGGTGACTGGTCTAATTATTTGAAACTTTCAAAAGACCCAGTATACAGCCAGTTTTTTGATTCAGTAGGACTAAAATCTGCTAAAGCATCTGATTTCTTTGCATTAAGAGAGATCAAAGTAATTACAAGAACAATCGGATGTTTAATTCCTGATTTTAGAGACCAGAGCGGAGTTACTGTTTCTATCGATAGATTAGTAAATCGTGCATATCCTACTACTGGAATTCTTTGTGCATTAGACATTGAAAAACTAGACTTGATTGACTTGACTAACACGTCATTCGCTGATCAAGACGTCACTACTCATAGAATTGACTTAGTTGGACACGGATTTGATGAATTAGATTCACTAGATTCTTATGCAGCTGATGATTTTGGATACGATACTGACTTAACTACTCAGCTTTCAACTCCATTGATTAACACATTAAGTTACGCTAAGCCTTCTGATGGAGAGCTTATCTTTATGTTATCAAATAATCCATCGGTAGTCGGAGTATTAAATGAATCTTCATTCAACGCTGGATTCCAGGATAACGGAAACACTCTTCCTATCCAAGAAGGAGACCTTTATGAAGTGACTCCACTCGTTGGTGATTCTTACTTAGTTGCGACTAAAGGAAGTAAGTTATATGAGTCGTACATGATGGGATTCATTCAGACTGGTGATGAAATGGTCGATGGATCTAACACTTATTATGTTAAAGTGCTTGATAACTTCTTGAATGGAACCATTCCTTATATTAAGATTCTTATCTTCCAAGACATTTCTTTATTGAATCAAGTGAGTGTTAACTATTACACTGGACCTGACACAGAAGACTATGTAAAGATCATTTTAGATTCTGGTGAAGAATTCAAGCACATTTTTGATCTTACTGATACTAACTTCTTTACTAGCTACGATATCATACAGCCTAATAAGCTGATTTTGGGAATCAATACTGCGAACACAGCAAACAAAGCTAAGATCGACGAATTCATTAAGGTGAATAACTTTATCAAAGCAAAGATCACCGGATCAGTTCGTCCACGATTGCTAAAAATCATCTCAGTCTCTCAAGCTGAGGAGCTTAGCCCTTATACTTTGACTTACACTGTGACTACAATGGCACCTAGTGTAGATGAGGTTCAAGGACTAGACACAACTGGAAATGAGGTTTCAGTTTACAAAGGAATCTATAACTTTGCGACAAGCTTAAAGGGACAAAACTTGAAACCTTTTGCTCTTCGTAATGATCTTCTTCCTAATGGAACTGCTGAAAGACTTGAAGGAACAGGCGGAATCTTAGATTACCTTTTCACTTCGACTTCAATTCCACAGACCTTAGCAAACGGAGAAGTTGTAGACTTTAGATACGTGGTTGACTCTTATGCTGGAACAATCTCTGCATCTTCTAAGTATCACTTAGCTAAGTTAGCTGCTCTTAACGGCCAAGCAATGGCTCTACTAAACGCTCCATCTGTTCAGCAGTTTGAGAAATCAGTAGATCCTAGCTTCATCAATAGAACTACTAAATTGGTTTCAACTGAGTATATCTCTCAAGGTGGAGATCTTTCTTTAAATCCAAGCTTCACGTTTAAGTTTGCTGAAGAGGATGTTAAGGGAGTTCCTCTATCTTCTTATGCTTCTTATCACTTCCCTAACTTGATAGTTAGAAGTGGAAGCAAGAACATCTCGGTTCCACAAGCTGGTTACATCTCTAACTTATACGTTAGAAAATTCAAGAACGGAACTCCTTTCTTGATCGTAGCTGGAGGAAAACGTGGAGCAATCACAGATCCTGAAGTAGTAGGATTAGAATACGATCTTACTGACGAGGACAGAGATTACTTGGAGCCAGCTGGATTCAACTTGACAGTTAAACGTAGAGGATTTGGAATCATCCTATTCTCTAATAACACTGCATACCAAAGAATCAATTCAGCTCTTAACAACGCTCACGTTAGAGATAACTTATCGACTATCGAGAGAGACATTGAGAAGATCTTGTTCAACTTCTTGTTTGATTTCAATGATGAGATCACAAGACTAAGAGTAAGAACTATCGTTGAAAACTACATGACGGCAGTATTGAATGCCCGAGGAGTCAACTCTTTTGAAGTGATATTTGATTCTTCAAATAATACGAACGAGGTGATCTCTGCAAATGCAGCAATCATTGATATTCGAGTAGACTTCCCAAGAGGAATTCAAAAGTTCATCAACCGAATCACTATCACAAGAGTTGGAGGAACGTTAAGTTCAGATTCTACTGGATTTATACCGAGCTTCTAATGACTATTGCTTATAAATATGAAAGGAGATCTTTGGGTCTCCTTTTTTATTAAAATTGACTAGAAAATGAAGTACTTATTAAATTACACTAGGTGGGTAGCATTATATGAAGCTCGTGAGTTTAATTTAGATCAAAAGGATCTTATATTGCTCTCAGGTCCAAGTGCATCAGGCAAGACTTATTTTGCAATGAATCAATTGGGTGCGAAGCACTGGTATGATGATCTTGATGCTGAAACAGTATTAGTCGGAACTGATAACTTTAATAATCCTGAAGTAGGACCAGCCTTCATCAAACTGGTAGAAGAAGCCGGAATGCCGACTCTTGCTAAAATCGCAGCTGAGACAGACTCTCCTCACGTGATAAAATTATACGATGATAAGTTTAAGGAATGGGAAGAAGAGGCAAGCCCAGAAGAAAAATCAAAGTATGAGGAGATCGAGAGGATCGCAGGATACGATCCAGAAAAGTGCAAGTCAACCATAAGAAAAATGGGTGGCAGACAGGGAGACGGTCGAGTTAGCGCAATGGCATGGGCAGCAGCATTACTCTCTGCCAAGACCATTCTTTTTGATGATGTAGGTGATGCTATTAAAAACTATTACGACTCAGATAAAATCAAGGACGTACTCATCTTTACACCTCTTGATAAATACTTAGAAAACATCATCTCCCGTAACAATAGTGAAAATACTACAGAACACATAGATACATCTGATCAGGAGTCAGGCATCTATCAATATCTTGACTGGTACCAGGCGGTAGACGAACCTGACCTTGATGATAAGAAATACACCAGTGACGAGATTAAATCTAAGTTAGAAGAGGCAGGGTACTCAAATACAGAAGAAATCTTAAATAAATTTGAAGTCACCGATTCGCTTAAGGATGGATTTTACATTGGGCTAAAAGATTGGGTAAAACCCAATAGAATAATCAATTCTAGGGATGCTGGTACAGGTAGAGCTGAGTCTGCTGCTGGAATCACCGCTCTTTAACAAATAAATAAATAAAACGCAATTAAATTATGTGCTATACAAGAGAACAGGTCGAGGCCGCAGTCAAAGCAAAAGGCTATAAGTGGTTTGAGGATGCTTCAAACAAGACTTATGACGTGAACATTATTGGAGTAAGAAACACCTCTCCAGCAGTATACAAAAAGGTAACTAACGTATTTGATGATCACTTGACGATTTCATATAAAGATGAAAATGGAGTAAAGCAGTTTTTCTGTTGGATGGCAACTTGTGATCCTGGAAAAAAGGGAGTTCAGGAGTTCCATAATAAAAAAGGAGTCGCTAGGCTTGTTCCTGGACAGTATCGAGGAGTATGGAAGATTGACAAACATCAAGGAAAGTATGATGCTCTTTGTCAAAGAAACGGAAACGTGACTGTTTGGAGAGACGCTAATCGCGATTTAGTGTTTGAGGAAAATACGACTGATACTGGAATGTTTGGAATAAACATCCATAAGGCTGGACAAGATTCTACTTGGGTAGAAAACTGGTCAGAAGGGTGTCAAGTATTTAAAAGAGTGAAGGATTTTGATGCTTTTATGGCTATTTGTAGAAAAGCCTCTAAGATTCATGGAAATGCTTTTTCATATACACTATTGGAATCAACTGATATTAAATAAAAAAGGAGCTTTAAAGCTCCTTTTTTTTATTCAAAATCCTCTAAAGAGATATCATCAAAGTCTTCTAAGACTCCAATTACTTCATTTGAGAGTATCACATAGTGTTTTTCTCCTCTAAAGTTTAATTCTACTCCAGCATATCGATTGAATAGAACTTTGTCTCCTGGAGAAACTTTCATTGGATTATTAGGAGTTCCGTCTCCGCATGAGATAACAACACCGATATTTGGTTTCTTTACGGCTTTTTCAGGAAGAAGTATTCCTTGCTTAGTTCTGATCTCTTTTTCTCTGGGTTTTACCAGAATTCTTTCATATAATGGCTTCATAAGAGCGATAAGTTATTTTTTAAATTGTTAAATTCTTTTTGATTAAAGGTTGTGCTTTCGTATGTGCTAAAGAATTCATCTAGGAGATCTCTGATTTCCTTAGGAAACACTTTAACTGAAAGACGTATTAGCTTAGTATTAAAGAGAAGATGCTCTCTAACCTCATCTAATTTATCCTGGTCCTTTATCTTATTTACTATCTTGATCTCATTCACTATTCCTAAGATCAGTTCCTCATTTAGATCATCTAATTGCTCGATAAGATTTTCTCCAAATCTTTCCTGAATCGAAGATATTACTTTTTTTGCTTTAGATGGAGAAATATTTGTGATCTTTGGAATGTTATCCGACTTGTCTCCTAAAAGGATCTTGCTTAAGATATCATCCACGAAGTCTACTTTATGCTCTACATAATCTTTACTTGTGAGATTAGATATAGTCTTTTCAATGGTTGCTCCAGTTATGTGAACATCATTCAAAGAAAAGAAATTATCTACTTCGTCATCGGCGGCGGTTGGAACCAATTGAGCAGGTACAAAGAGTCTCTTGGTCTTGGCCATTTGTTTTGGAGTTATCAATAGGACATTCTTTTTAGAGTGCCCAGTCAATTGTTTTAGATCCTGATCGACTGAGTAGATCAGGATATCACCCTCAATAACGTCACACAAGTAAGCTATTATGTCATCACCTTCAGTGCCTTTGAATTTGTAGTGATTTATGCCAGCCCTTTGAGTTAGAGCTGACATGATCACTTGTTGAAAATAGTCAAAGAATAAGTATTGGTGGTCATCATATTTGCGATTACCCTTATACTTAAATTCAGTTGGTGCTGAGCTAGTCTTGAATTCAGAATTTCTGAAGAATCGATCAGTGTAATCTTTTCTCCAACTCGTAGAATCAAAGACGATGTGTATCTTTTCTGGACTTGATGAGATTGGCGCAATCAGAGAATTCAAGTAAGTAAAACAAAAATTCTTAAAAGCTACTTTAACTTGATCCTTTAAGATGAATCCGCCGTCGCTGAACAGATCATTAACGTAATAAGCTTCACCCACTCTCTTATCCTTTTGAGAAAGAGACTTGGTGACACTTATCGCAATGTTGATAAAGGCATTTCCATCTATTATTAAGTCCATACCGTTGTTTTATTCGCCGTCTTTTTGAGAAGGCTTAGAGTTTTTTCTAATGACTCTTATTGCTGACGATAGGACTTCTGATTCAAGAATATTGAAAGCTCCTTTAGCTTGTGCAAAATTAGCAGAAGCGACTAGGATGAATATTGATTGATTTATGTCCAAGTTAGCAATAAAGTTCTCATATGCATCGTCATCAGCATACGTTATAGTTCCAAAAAGAACATTTTTTGGATTCTCAGCAGACACGTCGTTTTTTTCTACTGATACTTCAGATTCGTTGTTTTCCATATTACTTTATTTTTTTATAGATCAGAAAATAGTGAATCGTATTCATCATCTGAGTCAGAAGAAGTAGATTCAGTAACTGGCTCACTTGCTGTTTTAGATGATGTGAATTCTAGATCCTCATCAACTTTTTGAGCAGGTCTAGCCGCTCTTGAAGCTCCTCCCATTCTAGCACGAACAAGCTCATTCATTCGAGTGTCTTTGCTTCGACCTAAGATCATCTCTAAGATTTCCTTTTGAGGAATTGCAGCAACGATTGCTTCAGCAACTTTATTAAAAGTATCATCAGTCCACTCTTGATGATAATACTCATCCATTTTTGGAGTGTTCTTAGTCAAGAACTCATTCACAAGTTTTACTGATTTTTCACTGTTCTCAACGGCTACTTGTGTGTCGCCAATCTTAAAGATTAAAGGAGTTACTTCATCCATAAACTTACATTTTGACCAGTCTCTAAATTGCTGAGTCTTCTTACCTACTACACATAGGAAATCTTTTCCTTCTAATAGGTGATAAGGATTGACTTTTTTACTTAGAGAGATTCCATCAACCTCTTCAGGATTTACAAGTTGATCAATCAACATGTCAATCTGATTTCTAAACTTAAAGATCTTGATTGATCCTTCTAAGTCAGGACGTTGTGGATCCTTCTTAATGTAAACGGCTGAATGATATGTGCTCCATCGAGAGAATTGCTTATCAATTTCACCAACTAATTCAGGTTCTTCTTTCCTAAGACCTCTTAATGTAGATTCGATCGTCCAAAGAATCGAAGGTTTTTCAACATTTGATGGACAATCAACAAAAAGAGATTCCTTAGTTAGAGGATTCCAAAATTTTGCTGTGTACTTGATGTACTTGCTCTTGCTCTTATCGAACACATACGGAATAAATCGAAAAACCGATTTGTAAGAACCGTTGTAAGCATTAGGATCTGGATCGTAAACGTTTGGATCCACTTTTTTACCTAAGGAGGATGATTTTTGTTTTGAAAAACCATCTTCCGGTAAATCGAAAAAATCTGTCATAATAAATAGTTATTTTTTATAATATTATACTTCTTTAAAGTTAAAAGTTTTTAGAAAACAAAAAAAATGCCTCAAAAAGAGGCATTTTTCAAATGAATTATAAGTTTAATTAAGCGGTAGCTTTAGCTGAAATCTCATCAGTAAGAGCTTGACGAGCGTCCTTTGCCATGTTTTGGATTTTTGTCATGTGAGCCTTAGTCACTGGATGCTTGATCACCTTACGAATCTCTTGCATTTTTTTCTTTAGTCTGTTACCAGCACTTTTTACGCCTTTATCATAGTATTTTGAAGCGTCGTCTTCCGCTGCAGTAATCAGCGAGTTAAGAGGTCCAAAAATTGCCTCTTGAGCGGCAGCAATCTCTGCTTTAAGTTCTTCGAATTGATTCATTATTCTAAAATTTTTCTAATCTTCTACTAAGAATTAGATAAAAGTTTTAGATTGAGTCTATTATTTTTTTAGCAGAGGGTGAAAATTCAGCATCAGGATAAAGCTCTAAGGATCTGGTTATCCATGTGAACATTACTTTTTGAAATTCTGAACTACTGATGTATCTAGTCTCAAGAAAAGGAGTTAAATATTCTAGAAAGACTTTATCTAGTGGAATTCTCTGTTCCTTTGATCTAACGTACATTCCCTCTATCATGGATTCAACTTCATCAGATAAAAGAAAGTATTTGTGGCTCTTTTTAGCCTTTGCTCTTTCTCTTGGATCTGAGACTTTTACGTTGAATGGATCACGGTTTATTCCTAACTGGTCTAGGTGATTCGTCTCATGCACTAAAATATCTAATAGCCTAGCGTAGAGCTTTTCATAAAGGATTGGCTCCTTTTTTGGATTTAAGATTAAGTGCATTGTTATCTTTGGCACAGCCGCTTTTGATTTACTCATTCGAGTATTCGCATCTATTGAATATCCAAGGTTGTCATAATTTAATTTTTCCCAAGAAAGATCATTGAAGTGAGGGTCTCGTCTAAGATCAGGATCAGTTTCTCTACGAACCTTTAATATGAGATCAAACATGAACGGTTCCGTGAATTCCATCCCAGAGAATGTCGCATAGCTGGAACTTTCTTCCTTAGAAGATTCCCTAAGCTTTGCTATGATGTCGATAGTAAGCTTTTTAAGAAACTCTACGTTGTTTTCCATGCTTTCATTTATAAATTCTAAGAACGATTTTATCATTTTTCTGGAAGTTTTATGAAAGTAACATCAATGTGTTCAGTAGTCGGATTACGATCAGTTGCATAGACAACTTCAATATCTACTTCTCTCTTTCCTATTATATCACTAGCTATTGAGTTTTTAAGCTTTTCAATAAATGACTTATCGTCTTTTGTCACGTTCGTTTTATCTCCTTTTACTATCTGTACTATGTTCTTTCTTTTTAGTTCTAATTCGGAAGGATTAAGTTCTAATTTATCGGTTGAAATCACATTAGAATTAACCCATTTTTCCAAGTCAGGAAGAGTTATGGAGTAACATGGGTATTTTGCTATAATGCTTCCATCTGGATATTTTCTGCTTGGAACTGAAGGATCTTCAGGTTTTACTAGAAAAATGAATTTATACTTCTCAAGCTTAGGAGCAGGGGCTCCTCCTGGAGCACCCGGAACGCCAGCCATCATGTCTTGTTCTAAGAGAAAGTCATAATATTGCTTGATGTGCTTAGTCCTCATCTTCCTCAGTTTTTTCTTTTTTAATTACTCCAGATACCTGTTGTTTAAATTGAGAAAGATTTAATGATCTATCAAATTTTGAAGCTTCCTTCCTTTCAATAGGATCTATTTTAATAGAATAAACGATTCCTTCTTTGTCTTTCATGACGGATAAAACTTTACATCGGTGTCCTCTATGTAATACGATATCACCTTTTACTATGGAATTAAATTCATCCTCTTTGCTTTCGTTTATGAACTGGTTGAAATTATTCAGCATGAAAATGGATTTTTTATTATTTATCTAAATAAAAAGAGCAATAGTTTCCTATT